GGGATATAATCAATGCTGAAGATTTCTATATCGTTGATAGTATCTCCTATAGAAAGTTCATCGACACGTTTCCAATTATTATCAACGAGAACTGGGTGATCGTTTGTAATTTCAAGTTCACCGTTAATAATATAATATCCTTCCCTCAAGTGGTTATGAACAACATCTGTGATAAGCGTAGCGCCAATTCTATCACCTATACGTGCTTCAGTTACAGGTTTTAATTGTCCATTTAACAATACGATCATATTTTCTGTGAGACACCAATCGCCACCCATTCCACCTTCAGAATGTGAGCCACCACCAGCTTCACCACCGCTCATACCACCGGGATCTGCGGCATCGAATCCTCCACCCGATTCAACTGATCCAAATCCACCAGGTGAACCATCGATAGATCCATCGTCTAAAGCAGTATCGCCTACGACCCAACCGCCGCCGCCAAATTCTGAAGCAGATTGAGATGATCTATTCGGATAAACAAATCCTAAGAATTCATCACTTGCCGCAACAGTTCTAGTAGCAAATTCAACAGATCTAGTTGTTGTATATCTATTTTCAATAGTTTCTAGAATACCAGTAGCAGTGTAGGTTGTCCTTGCATATGAAATAGCTGCTCCTGGATTATATGTATTGATATCTAAAACTTCTAATAGAAGAGCCGTTTTAGTTTTGAACGAAAGCGCAGAAGTATTTGGAATCATAATCCATCCAGAAACTGCGCCATTAGCATCAGTAACTATACTCTGTTTACCACCAAGTTCTGCTGGAAATTCTGTGGCATTTCTAAATTTATTATTTTTAGATCCGGTATAGAGGAATGGACTAGTTTTTACGAGTGCGCCTTTTCTAACAAAGCTAGCTGTACCTGTATTAGCATTTACAAAGTTAGTAATGTTAACCCTGTCTAAAAATAAGAAGTGACGCGTGTTTGGCCTTAGATTTTCAAATTTATATGAAACGAAACGAGTTCTAGCAAATGGTATACTTTCAGTATCAATCAGTAAATCCCTCTGCATTGTAGTTCTACTGCTGATATCAGAAATATAATGTTGCTGAGTATCTTTCTTCCTATATTTTCTATAGCCTTGAACATATGTTGCACCAAGCACATCTTCTGTTTGTACAATTTGTCCTTCTTCTAATTTACTCCATTCGGCCTCATTTAAACCAGACCAGTTATAATTCCATGTGCCATAAGTCTTTTTAGTATTAACAACATTAATCGTTGGAAGATAATTATCAGGAGCTCTATCACGATCTACCCAGTTATCTGTAGCTGGACTGAGCGTTATAGTTCCTGTAAAGGTTGGCAATGCGAATGGTTGAAGGATAGTTGCTTCTGATGCCTGATCATTTTCAATATAATCTACTTCATCGTGTTTAAAATAAATTGTATCACCTATTAGAATCGTGTTAAAACTTCCATCACTATCATATACTAATGTATTTTCATGTTGAACCGTGTCAGGTCTTAGATGCCCTTGAGAGAGATCTAAAGAAGCTCTATAATCATCTAAAGCAGTATCTGAGAATGCATGATTGACAAATCGATCTGCCGTAATACCAGATTTAAATCGATCTCTACCGTCACTGTCTAAAACACTAATACCAGCAGTTTCTAACTCGAGTAGTGTAAGACTAGTAAGTTCTTTTAGTTCACCAAGTCTCTTATCAAGTCTACCGATATCCCTCATAGTATATCGTTTATTGTCGGTAAAGTGTACCGCCATATCTTGATCATTTAGAAGAAATGGGTAAAAATGAAACCTAGCTAATTCTAAATGATTTGTACTTGCTATTTCTGGATATTTTGGTTCTAATTGAGGTGTGCCTATCCTAACATTTCGAATCATATCTTCGCCGATTATAACTCGACCTTTTATACCTAGATAAACAACTTCATCAAAATTAATTAAATCCGCATTTCTAGGTAGTTCATTTACAGATGCTGCTACGATGGCTCCAGATGCATCCATTCGAGGTCTAAAATCTAATACCTCACGAAGTGGAATTAGCTCGCCGTCGTTTTGTCTATGTGAAGGAATATCTGCATAACCTACTGCGCCGTTATAAGATTGAGCAGTAAAAAAGTCTCCACTGCCATGTGAGAAATAGCTATATGATACCGTAGCAGTTGATGCTGGACCAGTTTGCCCATTTTTAAGTTTAAGCCTACCTAGATCATAGAAGTTATCTCTTTGTCCATTATCTAAATTATATCGACTTGTAATGTCTAAAGAAGTTGTGTCATCTACCACAGAAGTTAACACGTGAACATCTTGATGTGTTAATGTTATTGTTCCATCTGATGCCGGTGTAAATGCAGCTGAATTTGTATTCAGTGATTTACTTCGTACGGCGCCAGTCTTACTTTGATATGAAAGAATAGTAAGAGCTTGACTTGTTGGTAGATTTTGGAATGTTACTGATGTTGCAGTAGAAGTTTTAACGTCTGTTGCTACTTCTGCACCAGTATCATCACGAGTTATCAACCAAGTTGAAACGTCGTCTAATCCTGTATAACCACTTGACGGTGAACTTATAGTAAGTTCGCCGGCACCATCACTGGTTCCAGTAATACGGAATTGAGTGGTAATAGTAATATCTTCAAGTCTGTCAGGCCTAGCTTGAGGAAGATCGAAGAAGATGTTATTATTTAAAGCATCTTGTAGAACTGCAATCTTACTACCATTTGGTTGTGTTGTTCTTACAAAGTTGCCGTAGAAATCACCAGTGCCTGATCCATTACCAATAGATCGCATAGCGCCGATGTTAAATCCGGAATTCATTTTTAAATCATAAACAAAAACTTTATAATTTGAACCAGACTTTTCATACCCTCTTACTTTACAAGTACCTCTGGTTGATCCACCATAATCAACAGCGTCCCGAATGTTTAGTGCTTCGTGAGTGTTAACATCTGGCACCCCGACTGCACCTGATACTAGGAAATAGTTGCCGTAAAAAGCAGAGCTGTTTACGTTTTCTATAGTTTTTGTTGTTCGTGGTTTATCAAGTCTTATAGGAGAAGCTTGACCATATGCTAATCGTCTTCCGTTAACATAAGCTACACCAGACCCAACGATTACATCTATTTTATCGTCAATCAAATCGCCTGCACTATCACGCGCAGTCTGGAAATTTACAGGTATGTTTCTTTGAACATAGTTTCCGTGTGTTTCATAAAATCTAGCCCTTATATCGTCGCCAACCCGACCAATAGCAGGATCTAATACAGAAAGATTCGTATCAATCTTACCTCTTCTTATACCAGCAAGCGGGATAAATTGGTCATTCACTCCAGCATCAGATTCTTTTATAAGAGTTAATCTGATCCTAAATCTATCAGCTCCTGGTGCTGCTAGGTTAAGGTTAGCACCTGAATTATCAAATAAATCTTGATCATCATTTACCGTGACAATATCTTGAGTTACTTTGAATCCAACATTTCCGTCAAATGCAGATCCTGTGTCATTAAATTTCTGTAAGACAATACTTTGTTTACCAGTAAATACGATAAAATCGTTAACGAAAAACGTTCCAATATTACATGTAAACAGTGATCCAAATCCTGTTCTAGGATTAAGAGCCGTATTTGTTGCTATAGGCCTAAGATCTGTAACACCAGCTACAGAACTAGAAAGATTTTGTACGCCAGATATTTGGCCGAATACTACACTTTCAGTATCATCAGGTTTAGTAACACCATTGTCATCAACATATTTTCCGTAAATTACAGGTGGTGTAACTTCAGTGCCACCGGAATCTACTACTGCTGCTACAACTAAGGTAACTTGAAATTTTATGCCCGTGCTAGCTTCAGTGAGAATAGTATCATGTAAAACAGTAGGATCACTAGGCAACGGAAATGAAGAGTCTAACTTAACATATGGTGTTTGTACTTCAGCTGAAAGCGCACCGCCTGTAGCAGCTACACCATATCTACCAAAATTGAAAGTTGCCAAATTGCTAATTTGTTCTTGAAGAATACTCTGAAGCTGATTGAGTTCTCTTTGCTGAAGAGCGCGACCATTATTAAAAAGTACTCTATAATAATTATCGGCCTCTGAAAAATCGTCGTTATACGTATCAGAGAAAGTATTCTTATTAAATGCGTTTGGCATAGATTATTCCTTAAATCTCAATAACGATCTTTAGATCTTCTGTTGAAGCAGCATCTCGTTCGATTTTTGCTCGATTATCAATGTATAATAAATCCCCAGAGAATGGATCGATCTTACCTGCGACTACAGCTGTTGTTCCATCAGTTATCCCACTAGCAGTACCAGCTGTAACTGCTTGGCCTGTAGCAAATACACCGAATCCAGTGCTATCTGTTTGATGAAACCAAATATAGTCAACACCACCATCTGAATCATATTTATCTATGATCGCACTAGCTGTAGCACTTGTTATTGTTTCACCAATTTGACCACTGAATGATGTTCCAGAAACTGAAGCAAGTTTAATTTGTTGCAGAGTATTACCAGCTGCTATTGTTGCGATTGGACCATCACTGGCAGAATCAGTAAGATATGGATTTTTAATTAGACCAATCTGACGGAAGAAATTGTCTACGACAAATTCGCCGCCTTCTTCGCCATCTGGTTTGACGTTAATCATAATGGCTCTGGCCCTAAGATCAATTCTAGGGTCTCTGCCAAATCCATCTCTTGGTCCTAATTGTGCTCTAGCTGTTGCTGCTGTCGTTGGACTACCGCCAGTAATAGACACCGCAGCATAATCATATCCAGAGCCTATTCCACTTAATATTGATCCACTGTCATCTATCTCGATATAGGAAACTGCACCACCTACTATAACTGCGTTTGCAGCTCCAAGTGTTCCGTTACCAGTAATTGTCACTGTAGGCTGACTAACATATCCTGCGCCGGAATTTAAAACTGATATTCCAGCAAGTTGCCCTGAATCTGCAGCATCTTGAATACCTTTTTGCTCAATAGTAACAGCGAGTGAAGATGAATCAGTACTATCGACAAATTGGACAGGCATAAAGTTTGCAGAAAGAAATTTACTAGCAGATGATGCGCCGATAGTATATAAGAATTTCCAAACATATCCATCTGCATATACTTGCGGAGTTGTATCTACGCCAGTTGGCTCTACAGAAGATTGATTAGCCGTACCAGTTGTAACGTCTCTTCCTTGTCTAAGACAGATATATACAGCATTATTTTCTGTTATTACATAATAAGGTGTTGCTCCATGACCTGCAACTACATCGCTGTATGCAGAATAAACTGTACCAGTTGACCAGTTATTCCTTGGTACTACGAAACTCCAGTCAGCGGCGAGCTTCATCGATTGCATATTCAATCGAAAGTCTCTTTCTTCTCGACCAGTATTTTTAGGAGTTGGCGCTACATCAGAATCGTTCCAATCTTGCGATCTACCAATCCCGACGTAGTAGTTCGTAGCAGAATCACTTAGATCATCAAAGAATTGCTGAATAAATTCTGTTTTAAGTGGAGTAGTTACTATCGCTGTCATCTTCTAACCTTTGTTTTATATGATGTGCACTCGGTTACCAATTCCTTTATCGGAATCACAACCAAGAATAAACCATCCTTGTTTACCTGTTCCATCACCTGGTGAATATACTGCAGTAAATCCTCCGCCTGGTGCTATATAAACCTTTGCATTGGCACTATCACCCTGAGGAGTAAATCCATATGTTGCACCAGCAGATTTTGTAATATTTACAGTACCATTATTGACATTCGCAACTTGTATAACCTGTCCTCTTTCACCATCGTCAATAAGTAATGCAAGTGATGTTGTAGCATTTAAATAATGGACACCAGCTGCGCCTGGAAGTGTCATATTTGCTAGATCGTAGTTTGAATCTTTATACGAGAAACTAGCCTCGAGATTTACAGTACCTGCACCTTTTGCTCGAATCGTTAGATCTATGTCGGCTGCCGTACCTGCTGGCTCCATTATAATTTCACTAGTACTAGCACCAGCACCATTCGTAAATTGGAAATGATTTACCGCGGAAGACGTGGCAACAAAATCCATAGAGACTGCGCCATTTGAATCTAGAAATCTGTTTACTGTTAAATCATGAACAGTAGGATAATTTATTGTTTTATTTGTAAGCGTAGACGTTGACGTATTAGTAACAAGAGTGTCACTATCGGTCAACGTCGGAATATTTAGATTTATACTTTTTGTCATTCCCTCAGCAGTTGGAGGAACGAATGCATAGAAATTTGTAGCTCCTGCTGAATCATATATGTCAGGATGTACTAATGCCGGATCAACTAATGTCTTATTGTATAGTGTATCTGTTGTAGATTGTAGGACAATTGTACCTGTTGAATCTGGTAATGTGATTACGTTATCTTGTGTAGGTTCGGTTGGTCTAATTTGGGTTTCAAAATTGTTTGGTGATGCACCTTCGAATTCTATACCGCCAACACCACTATCAAATAGTCTAACTTTCTCTGCAAATGCGTTTGCATAAAGCTCATCGAAATTTGCATTAATCTTTGTGCCAGCTGCACGAAGGGTATCACCGGTATTGTCGTTTGCCGTTGTCCCTAGATTAATTGTTTGCTTTGCCATGATTTAATCCTACTGAAGATTTCTACTATATTTATACATGTTATCCATCAATTCTGATAGGGAAATCATCAGAATCTACACCAACCCCACCGAATGCTGAATCGCTATGATAAAGCTCTGGGAATGGCTTTCCATTATCAAATGTGCCAGATGGTTGATCTTGTAATGATAGTCTAAACAAACCGCTAGCAGAATCAAATACTTCGTGTCTTGCCCTATCCATAGTGACGAAGCCGTCTGCGAAGTCCATACGTCCGACGATACCATCTGAATCTTCGTCGAATGTTGGTGAGCTATAACGCATAGCATCGACCATGTGTCTGTAGTTGTTGTCGATGTATAGAAGCGTACCAAATTGATTGGAGTCTGCAGAACCACTGGAATCGACGAATGCCTCGATATCGCTGCGGTATACGTCGAAGCGATGTACTTCTGAAGAATCGGTATACAATCTTGAAATATCCATTGCAGCAGCGTCTGCCATAACAGCGACGCCTTCAAAGACTGGATCTACCTCTTCTAATTCTTCTGATATAGGCATAACATCAAAGCTAAGATCTTGATTGACTGTAACAATTTGAACTTCGTTACCAACAAACATACCAGCCGGATGTGCAAAAAGCTGATAAAGTTCGATCCAATCAGCACGAGATAAACCAATCTTAATCAGAATGGCCCAGTGTTGAAACACCTTGTCGTTCATAATATACTTACCGGATTCAGTACCAATAGGTGTTTCACCTATGTTGAACAGTAAATCTTTACCATATACGATATCTGGATCTTCTTGAAAAAACGCACGGAAGAATCTTTGAATACCGTACTTAGTGCCCTTCGTCCGATAATAGTTGTTCGAAAGTTCTGCACCAGTTCTTGTGTCTAAAATACCTTCAAGATAGTTTTCACCTAATAAAAGCTCATCTTCAATTAATGTTAAGTTACTTTTTCTGGTTTGGGCAATATCTCGAGTGGTTGCAAGATTTTGTAAGAGATTACCATAGTTACCATCAGAATCTAGGTTTTCGTAATACTTCTTAAGAAAGGTTACTATTTGAGGTGCATCAGTTTTCCACCACTCTGGAACAGTAGTGTCTACTGTACTAGTAGGAAATCTAACTTCCCTTCGACCTATATCCTGTAAGGTAATATCAGACATTAATTATCAGCCTCTGTTAGGACATATTTAGTATCAGATATCTCAGCATCAAATTTAAGTAAATTTTCTCTTACTGGGCTAATAGCACTTTGGTTTGCTGGAACACACGAAATTTTCAATAAGCTTGCTCCAGTAATATCATCTACTCTTAGTCCTGTGATAATAACTTGGCCGCTTAATTGGTTATAACTTCCAACACTATCTACAACAACTTCGTTCGTTCCGGCATTTACTACTTCAAGATTACTTGATCCTGATGTATTTTGTATGCGAACAGTTTCATCTCCTAGCGTGTAAGTAGTACTAATTACTGAGGTCGATGTAGTTCTAGGAATATCGATAGCTGCAGGAAAGTTAAGCGTTACTTTATTTGTTGCATTTAAGGTTGGGGTAAACCTCTGTTGCATTTTGATATTTGCTCTACTAGATAGAACAGCAGGGCTAACTGCGTCAATAAGCGTTAGTAGATTTGATCTTCTGAACGATTGATCAAATCCTCCAATTGCATTTGAAAAATAATTAGCAATAGCAGTATCAACTTGACCTTTGATAGTATTGATAGAAAGAGGAGTAAGCTCAGGGTTAACTTGAAACACTACATTAGCCTGCACAAAAGTTTCAAGTGGATCTTTAAATTCTACTCCAAAAGCTAAAACAGCTAATTGATCGACTAAATTCCGAATACCAGTTTTAGTATTTGCCTGTGTCTCTGCATCTACATCATCTTCAAATAAAATAGATGTAAATACAGTGCCAAACTTAGGCGAAGGATCATCTTGTCCGCCATAAGTTTTAATATCAGAAATAAGTGTCGAATAGTTCCGAAGAATAATCGCTTGATAATCTTCTGCAGTGACCATTCTATTTTGTGATGCATATTGGAACGGCGCATTTGTACGAATAGATTCAATAGATTCTTTATCGTCGCCGCCAGTCGATCTGGACACAAGACCTACAGTAGGTGTAAAGGTTTGGCCGTCTACTATAACAGTATCGATCGGCGTAAAAGTTCCAGCACCATTTGCTAACGCGGCGCGTGTACTTAGATAATTTACTTCAATTAATCCGCCAGCCGTAGGAGATTGTCCTAAAATACCATTGTTACCAAAAGATAATTGGTAGAAGCCATTTGGTGCTTCTTTTAAAATAAAGATTGTAGAATTTTCATTGACAGAGGTAATATCAATAATATTCGTAAAAGATGTAAATTCAGTAGATGATGGGCTTTCGAAAAAATCTACCGTAGTCGTGTCTACGTCTAAATCTACATCTGGTATAACATATACATCAGCTTCGTTAAATTCACCTACGTTAAAATTCTTGGTCTTTCTAGTTCCTTCTAAAATTGGAATACTAGTGGATCCTTCTGTAGTTGTAAAACGATATATGCCATTATTATTAGTTGCTGTATAATTTTCAATT